CAAATATATGTTGGTAGTGGATACCGACAAATGTCTGGAAGTGTTAATCGTCTTACTGGACTAGTGATTACTCTTATGGAGGCAATCTAATGAGTCTCTATAAGATTGATAAAAATTCCTTATTGGAACCTAAGGCAAAAACGACACCAGAACTGGTTGACCAGGCAAATTGGGCACTGTTTCGTGCTAAAATGACATTGCCTGCCGCCGCAAAACATTGTGGTATGACCCAGAAAGAAATGAAAATGACTTTCTGGGAATTTTTAAAGTATCATCCTATTGATTATGAAAATTGATTTTGAAAAATTTGATCTTAAAGAGTTTTTTGGTTGTGTTGAAGCAACTAACACATCTCAGATGAAATCAAATGCCTTTAAGACATTTCGAACATATCTTCAAGAAAAATCATTTTCAAAGTGGTCCGGAGATCAACTTGATTATGTTGGCGATTATGAAGATGGAAAGGACTTTGTTGATAAGAACGGAACTTTTTATGAAATGAAAGGTTCTCTCGGACTATTCAATAAAAATGGAAGTTGTAAAAGGGTTGTTTTGATTAACAAACGTCCAGGAAAGAAAAAAACAACAGTTCTTAAGAAAGAAGATCTCAAAAAAACTTTTGAGTATATGTTTCTTGTAGATACTAAAAATATGAGTATCGCATATACTGATTGGGAAACGGTATATTCTAGGGTAGAATGTGATGGTGCTGGTGCAACTTTTAAATTGAAAGCAGGTGACTATCAATTACTTGCTTCCAATGTTACTCCTAATAAGAAAACTATTGGAGCATCCGAACTTTTAAAATCTATTGAGCATATTTTGTGATGAAGATAACTCCATTACTAAATAGAAGTGGAGTAGTTTATGATTTATGGCTAAAGGCACTATCTACGAACATAGAGAACCAACAGAAACTGAACTTGCTTGGGTCACTGGTATATGGGAAGGTGAGGGATCTTGGTCTTATAAAAAAGGAAGAACAAGAACCTTTGCTAATGGAAAAACTTATACTGAAAAAGATTATCTCTCTATGAGTATGTCTATGACAGACCAAGATGTTATGGAGCGTGTTGCTGCTATAATGGATGGTAGGAAAATAACTTACACTGACGGTGGTCCAGTTCATAAAGCAGCAGGTCAAAAACCAACCTATTGTATAAATCTTCAAGGTGAAGCAGCAAAAAGATGGACTGAACTTATGAAACCTTATCTTGGTATTAGACGCCGAGAAAAATATGACCTTATTATGGAGAAATTAAATGACTTATACGCAAAAGTCTCTTAAAACCTGTCTCAGATATCCTGGCGGAAAATCACGCGCATGTGTGAAAATCGGGAAGTTTGTTCCCGATTTGCGTGATTATAAGCAGTATCGTGAACCATTTCTTGGTGGCGGTAGTATGGCAATTCATATTACTAAGATGTATCCCCGAATTCGTATTTGGGTAAATGACTTGTATGAACCACTTGTAAATTTTTGGACTCAACTTCAAGAGAATGGAGAAGAACTTCAGGGTCTTTTAGTTGATTATAAATCGACTCATGCCAATCCAGAATCGGCAAAAGAGTTGTTTGTAAATGCTAAAGAATGGGTAAATGATAGAACCAAATGTAATATTGATCGTGCCGTAGCATTCTATATTGTAAATAAATGCTCATTTAGTGGACTGACAGAAAGTTCTTCATTTTCTCCAAAGGCATCTGTAAGTAACTTTTCTCTCCGTGGCATTTCCAAACTTACTAGATATTCTGAACTAATTCAGAAATGGCATATTACGAATGAGTCATATGAAAATATGCTCACGAATGATAAAGATGTCTTTACTTATCTGGATCCTCCATATGATATTAAAGACAATCTTTATGGTAAGAAAGGTGATATGCACAAGAGATTTGATCATGATAAGTTTGCCAAAGATTGCTCATCACACGAGAGTAAAATGCTTGTAAGTTATAATTCAGATCAACTTGTGAAAGATCGATTTAAAGATTGGAATGCTGCCGAGTTTGATCTTACTTACACAATGAGATCAGTTGGCGAATATATGCGTGATCAAAAACAACGTAAAGAACTACTGCTTTTTAATTATGGAATTGAAGGATTGGTTGAACAGTATCAATCAGACAAAGAAGCATCTAATTGATGAAGACCGTTCACTTGAGAAGGAATATCCTCCATACATTATAAATCGATGTTTCTCTGGACACATCGATACCTTGATGTTTGCCAATGAGATGAATAAGTATCACTTTCTTCCAAAGAGACTTCAATACGATTTCTTTATAAATATTGTGAGGAAAAAGAAGAGATTCTCTCCCTGGATCCGACAAGATAAAATCCAAGATCTTGATTATGTCAAACGTTATTATGGATATAGTAATGAAAAGGCAAAGCAAGCTCTGAAGATACTAACAAAGGAACAACTGAAGTTCATTAAATCTAAATTTGATACTGGAGGAAAAGCATGAGCGTTGTTAGAGAGCCTGAAGTGAAATGGTCGCCAGATAAAATGGTGGAAGTGATTCTGGGAGAACCGGACGATTTTCTTAAGGTTCGTGAGACGCTGACACGTATTGGTGTCGCATCACGCAAAGAAAAAAAGATTTATCAATCGTGCCATATTTTGCACAAGCAAGGTCGTTATTATCTGGTGCATTTTAAGGAACTATTTGCACTGGATGGTAAGCACGCAAATCTAACTGTAAACGATATTCAGAGACGCAATCGTATTGTACAGTTACTTGCCGACTGGGGACTTATTGAAATTGTGAATGTTGATTTGATTCAGGATATTGCTCCATTGAATCAAATTAAGGTTCTTTCTTATAAGGATAAGGGAGAATGGATTCTTGAGACCAAATACAATATTGGTTCCAAGAAGAAAAGGACAGAGGAAACCGAATAAATAGGAGCGGGTTTCCACACCCGCTTTTTTGTGCCTTGTGTTAATATATACTTGTGGATGCCGTAAGGGTCCACAAAACACAAACTCGCTTTTTTAAGGAGCTACAATAATGACTAACCTCACAAGGTATACTGCTGCGGATCTTCCTGAATTGATGGAAAGAATCACGCGCAATTCTATTGGAATGGATGAATATTTTGATCGCCTGTTTAACCTACATGAAACTTCAAAGAATTATCCTCCATACAATCTTATTCAGGTAAATAATGTTGAGTCTAGATTAGAAATCGCACTCGCAGGGTTTAAGAAAGGAGAAGTATATGCGTTCACAGAGTATGGAAAACTTTTTGTCGAAGGACAAAAAGAAGATTCTGAAACGGACAGGACATATGTCCACAAGGGAGTGGCTAGCAGAAGTTTTAAACGAGCATGGACTCTATCCGACGACACAGAAGTTAAGGAAGTCACCTTCGAAGACGGACTCCTTGTCATCACATTAGGTAAAATTGTTCCAGAGCATCATGCGCGTAAAGATTATTTGTAAATGCTAACAATTAGTTTATAATTTAGTTGCCGTTACTACAAAATGGTATAATAGCGATACACTTTTGATATATAATAATGTAAGAGTTTGGGAGAACACCATGATCTTAACAACAACTACAGCACTGCTGGGAGCGATTATGACTCTTTTCAGTCGCGGTAATCATGCGAGTGTGGGCATGTAATACTTCCTGAATAAATACAAGTCCAATAGGCATTAATACTCAACTATGGAAATTTTAGCAATTCTCGCTATGATTGGTGGGGCAACTTTCGGAGCATACAAAATGACTCCAAAAAACTAACATATAAATAAAAAGTCGTCGTCGCATGACAGAGGGGATACTGGCACAATCCAGTTTGACTCCCCTCTTTTTTATTGCTATAATATATGGAGGAACTATAGTGTTATGTCAATTAAACTTGCTCTCCTAAAATCTGGAGAAACCATTGTTTCTGAAGTAAAAGAACTTGTGTCAGAGGATAGGGTTTGTGGATATCTTTTTGAAAATCCTCAAATTATACAACAAAGGTCATCAATACTTCTAACAGAAAATAAAGATGAAAAAAGTAGAGATCTTGAAATTAGTATGTCTCCATGGATACTCTTAACAAAAGATACTAAAATTCCTATTCGCCCAGATTGGATTGTTACTATTGTTGATCCAATAGACTCTATTAAAGAAATGTATGAGGAAAAAGTAAATGGAAAAGAACATTCAGTGCCTTCTGCTGAAGAATGATAAAGTGCTAGTTGCAGAAGTTGAAGAAGTTGTGGCAGACATTGGATCTCCCGATTGCCGATTAATTAATCCATACTTACTTAATGAAAGTGGGGAATTGGTTAACTGGTTGGAATTTACAAACCAGACTGATATAATGATGAGATCAGATGATGTTCTAACGTTTGTAGAACCAAATGGTAAAATTATTGATAAGTATCTTGAATTGACTTCCTAATGCGCTTTTATACTAATGTTCAAATGGTCGGGGATAATTTCCTTGTTCGCGGTCATGAAAATGGAAAACATTTCATGATCAAAGAGAGGTTTGACCCGACTCTTTTTGTGCCTTCAAATAATCAAACAAAATATAAAACTCTTAATGGGGAGTATGTTGAGGCAATTCAACCAGGGTCTGTAAGAGATTGTCGTGACTTCATTAAAAAGTATGAGGGAGTAGAGAATTTTAGTATTTACGGAAATGATCGATACATCTATCAGTATATTTCCGATAAGTATCCTGAAGAAGAAATCAAGTTTGATACTAACAAGATTAAGATCTCAACAATTGATATTGAGGTTGCATCAGAGAATGGATTCCCTGATGTGGAATCTGCTGCTGAGGAAGTTCTTCTTATTACTGTTCAGGATTATGCTACTAAGCAGATCCGTACCTGGGGTAGGGGAAACTTTGTAAATAAACAAAAAAATGTTATCTACAAAGGATTTGAAACTGAGTATGAATTACTCAATAGTTTCATTCACTGGTGGATGGTTGAGGAAAATTGTCCTGAAGTTGTGACTGGATGGAATAGTGAACTTTATGATATGCCGTATTTGGTACGTCGTATTGATCGTGTTCTTGGCGAAAAGTTGATGAAGCGTATGTCTCCATGGGGACTGGTGACTGAGAAGGAAACTTTTATCATGGGACGAAAGCATATTTCTTATGATGTAGGTGGCATTACTCAACTTGATTATTTGAACCTTTATAAGAAGTTTACTTATAAAGCACAGGAATCATATCGCCTGGATTATATTGCCAGTGTTGAATTGGGGCAG